TCATGGATTCTCACCTCCTGACGAATCTTCATTCATGATCTGAAGCATCTGGATCGTAGCCATAAGACTGGTGATATGATCGATCTGACGGCGATTTTCTCCGCCACAGCACTTACGGATATCCTGCAGCATTTCCAGAGGATCGGTGCCGGAAAAACCGGTAGCCTGCAGATCGGCTGTTCTACGGCTGCTTTGAAAAAGCGACATGGTATTCCAAAGTTCCCGGACTTTCGTATACACAGATAAAAACCGCTGACCGGAAGAAGGAAGGTACGGGATCATGGCTTTCAGCATCTGATCCTGGTCACTTTCCACCATTTCATCCAGAGCAGTACGTGCGATAGGCTCCTGTTCCATAAAAAAATCCTTTTTCCTGAAATCTATGAATTTGCAGAAAGAAATATGACAGAAACCTTCTCTGGTCATATTATATATAGAAGAAATTTTTCAAAGGAATGTGATTATGGAATCTGAAAAAAAACAGGAACTTGTCATTGATGGAAATTCTTTTTATGAAATAGATCTGAAATGTCTGAAAGAGAAAAAACAGAAACAGGAGGAAGCAGAAAAACGGCAGCAGAAAAGGCAGAGGAAATAACCTCTGCCTTTTCAAAAGATCAGCAGCAATTGTTGCAGCCGCATCCATTTCCGCACAAAAGCAGAAGAAGGATGATGATCCAACAGCTGTCGTTGCAGCCGTTGTTATTACAGCCACAGCCACTGTTGTTTCCACAGCAACACATCAGACAGATGATCCAAAGGATACAGGAGCAGCTGTTTCCACCGTTTCCAAACAGGGAATTTCCGCAGCCATTATTACAGCCACAGTTATTGTTACATCCACATCCTGTGCTGCATCCGGAATCACAACCACATCCGCAATCACATCCACAATTGGTAGCCGCTAAGGACTTATAACGACAAATAGGTAAATATCCAGTATTTATGGGAATTATTAGAGTGATAAGAGGTGATAGGAATCGAATAAAATTACGTTATTCATATATAATTCCTACATAAAGATTCCTACACTATAGAAATATAGGAATGATTTCATTCATACATTATAAGCATTCATACACGCTATTCCTACATACTATTTTATTTTTTCGATTTCCTCGAGCATCCAGGAAGAATCTCGTTTCGTATAAATACTTTCAGTTATATCCGATATCTTATGACCGACGATGCGCTTCAAAATATTTTCATCAACGTTATATTTTTTAGCAGCAGTTATGAAATGTGCGCGACCATCGTGTGGTCTATGCTGTGGTGATAATTTCAGCGCATTTCGCATTTGACGGTATGAAATCTTAAAGCGATCATATGTAAGTAATTCGTAGCCTTCATCTGTTATATAATTAAACAGATAATCACTTTGTAAGGACTGAGCTAGTTTATATTTATCTTTAACAATCTCTAAAATCTTACTGTGAATAGGCACCAAACGATTCGTTCCGGCTTGAGTTTTCATACCACCTATTATCGTTCTGTCTTCCAGGTTTACATTTTTCATTTTTATCAATCCAACTTCCTGTGGACGCATACCTGTATAGCATTGAAATAACACAGCTTCGATTATAGGATAACGGTCTATATTTTTCCACAACAAATCCATCTCTTCGTCAGAGTATGGAATATGTTCGGTACGGTTATTTTCCATTTCATCGAATACTTTTCGTGGAAGCGAGAAAGCTCTGGAATAGTTTTTATCGGCTATATCATACCGTACTGCGTAATCAAACATACTATTGAAGAGTGATTTTATTTTGTTCTTGGTGCTTGCTGAAGCTTCTTTTACAGTTCCGTCTGGCTTGTGCATACAAGCGTTTTCGATACAACCGTTAATATGCCTTGAACGGACATCTTTTACCCGCATTCTTTTTATCTGATTGCAGTAATCCCACACATATTTTAAAGCTGATAAAGAACGTTCAGAATTTCCAGATTGAACATAATAGTCTTTCCATTTTTCATACAATTCATCCATCGTTATTGATGTGTCCAAATCATATGGGTTCCGATTATATTCCACAAGCGCTGCATAAGCATCGTTATAGTTTTCAAAGAATGCTTCCGGTTTGAGCAGCTTGCATATAGGTTTACCCTTTGGAGTCTTTCCTACAGTCACCATAGCTCTGAATGGTTTCCGGAGATTACGTCCTTTAAGCTCACTTATTTGACCGAACCCATTAGGTAATCGGCGTCTCTTACGTGTGGATTTTCTTACAGGCTTAGGCTGTTCCTTCAGTGGATACCCGCAATGAGGACACGCGAAGGCCCGATCGCTAACCTGTAAATCGCACTCTGGACATTTGATCAACATATCGTTACCAATCCTTTCCATTGTATTTTCACTTTATATTATATATCATACGGTGTAGGAATAGTCAAATCCTACATTATATTTTTACGGAGGTTTATATGACATATGATAATGGGCCTATCTGTCCACATTGTGGAGGACAGACACACTATTATGACAAAGCCAAAAGGATAGTAAAGGGTAAATACGGGGAATCAAAGAAAATCTATGTGTATAGATACAGATGCTCTCAATGCGGTGAAATACACCGAGTCATACCGGACACATTAATACCTTTCAAACATTACGAAAAAGAGGTCATACAAGGGGTGATAGAAGGAACGATTACTCCTGAAACACTGGGCTTTGAAGACTACCCAAGCGAAATGACCATGCATCGATGGAGAAAAGATAGCAGCAAAAACATTTTCATGTGTTTCGCATCATAAGATTAAAAGGTTATATTTTCCACTGACTTTGTTTTAACAAATAGATGCCATTAGCCTACAATAATCGTGAAAGGAGGGAAAACATTGGATGAAGTAATATTTGGACCTGGATCAGTGCCAGTAGCAGTAGCAGCACGGGTGTTTGGTAAAGATGCCTGCTGGGTTCGTGCGGGTATCATTACCGGTTATCTAAACATAGGTACCGCCACCAGGAATGGGAAAGTAATAACATCTATAGACCAGATGAATAGTAAATTCGGTCGCATTAACTATTATATTTCCCCGAAGAAACTTTATGAAGAAACAGGCTATATTTGGAAAGGACGAAGTAAACATGGGAACCACGATCAGACCTGAATTGTCGGAGAAGAATCCATATTGGATAGAACGACATCGGTATTATGAACTCAAACATTTCTGCCTGCAGTATCCTATATGGAAGAAAACCTACGAAGCCATGAACGGATTGCTTGGAAGACCCGCTGATCTGGCATCCTTCGGTAAAATGAAGCATATCTCGAATCCGACCGAAAGAATTGCCACTATGAAAGCTTATTATTCCGAACGTATGGACATGATTCGTAAAGCTGCAGAGAAAGCAAACGGAGACTTAGCTGAATACATAGTTAGAGGAGTAACCGAGGGACTATCCTACGATGTGTTAAAAATCAAAATGGATATACCATGCTGTAAAGATGTGTATTACGAAAGCTATAGGAAATTCTTCTGGATTCTGAATAAAATGAGAGATTAGTTTCGCGAGAAAAACAGCTTGTTTTATGACAAAGAAAAAGAAAGGAGAATTACTTATGAATTACGAACTTTTATTAGATGCAGTCAAAGAGGTGTCCAAGGACAAATTGAAGGAGATTAGCTTCAAACTTGATGATCAGACCATCCAGGCAATTAAAGAGATGGATCTGAGCGAAGACGAGAAGCGACAGCTCATTCTGATATCCAAGGACAGAGCCTTCTTCGACATGCTGCTGATAAATGCACTCAAAGAAGAGTAACATCTTTCAGCTAAAGAAAGTAAGGGGACGGCTGTTAGCGGACAGCTATCCTCTTATTTTTCTTTTAACGATTAATAACCTTACCAATCAGGTCTGCCATTTTCTCATGTGATGATCTACGATCGGCAATAGCTTCGTCAAGGGTGTTATTTCCATAGACTTCTTCTACCTGGTCTGCAGTCCAGACATCGCCGAATTCTTCCATGGTTTCGATAAAAGTGTTGATTTCTGTTTTTGTCATATTATTGAAGCTCCTTTCATGATTTGGTTGGGATAACAGTATACCACAAACCTAGATTAGCTTCAATCGTCAAATCTGTCACAGGATGTCTTGCAATTCGGATATGGAGCGCCACATGAAACACATCCTGATGGAATATCCGGTTCAGAATCGACGAGTATACAACCATCTACAAGTTTGGTATACGGGCCGTTGTCTTCATATTCTCCAATGTCATAGACTTTACCGCAGTTGGGACATACGAATTGATCATCTTCTAAATTCATCAATGCACCGCAATCACAAACTGCTTCGCCTCTAAGAATAAGCTGAATAATTTCATCTTCGTTTTCTGTGAAATATCCATTCATAATGGTGGACCTCCTCATATATTGGTCTAATAATTATACACCGTAATTCGTGGAATTTACAGTCGCTTTAATGAAAAAACTTATTTCAAAGGAGAGATTGAGATGAATAGAATGAAATTCGAAGGACGTATGAACTATTTTATGTTAACTGCCATCAGATCAGCTAAGAATGAAGATGGATTGATATCCGATCGAGATTTAAAAGCTATAGAACTGATGAAGGAACTTATTGGTTATGCGGAGGAATTGAACTACGAAATTGAAAAACTCAAGAAAGAAGTGAGCAATTTGAAAAGAGAAAATGAGAAAGCAGAGAAGATAGGGGCATAGCCTCTGTCTTTTATTTTCGCGTAGAAAACAGCCCCTTTTATGAGAAGAAAACATATTTTGGAGGAGGTTTTTATTATGTCAATTAAAGAGAAGAAAGAAATCACAAAGATGCTGGTGAAAGTAGAAGTGGCGATATTGATGATGATATTTACAATAATATTGTTACACACAATGCCACTTGCTGGAACTGCAATGTTTGTGGCCGACTGTATTTCTATTGGCTTATATGCCAAAGCAAAATCTGAAGAATACGAGGAAGAGTTCTATTAAGGGCTCTTTCTTTTATTTTTATCCTAGATTAGACAAAGCGCTATTCTAGGTTAGAATCCGTACGCAGGTTACTGGAAACAAAGTTATATTTGTAATGTGAAAAATTCCCGGGGAGGGATTTTCATAAAAACAATTCAAAGGAGGATGTTGCATGTCGTGTTTATTTTTTCTCGGAGGAATGTTTGTGGGAATTGTCATCACTTGCTTTTTCTACCAGAAAACGTCTGGACATGGATATTTCACAGTTATGCCATATTCAGATGATGAGATTTCTATTGATGAAGGTTTCTACTCGGTAAAAGTCTCTTTACCGAAAGACGTAAACCTTGCGAACAAAACCATGGTTATTCTGCATAATTCGCACAAATAACAGTCCCTATTACGGAAACGTATTAACTTATTTTTAAAGGAGGAATTCAAAATGGAAACTATCGAAAAACTGTTAAGAAGCGAATTGGAGGAAGAACTTGAGGCTTTGGGTGAAGCAGAGCTTGGTTCAGACGATTACAAAGTAGCCGTCGAAGGAATCACTAAGCTTATGGACAGACAGATTGAGATCAGCAAGCTTAACACTGAATACGAGCTTAAAAGAGACGCACGAGAAATCGATACAGATCTTAAAGTTCAGCAGATGAAAGCAGATGCTAAGGATCGAAAAATCAAGTATGCCATAAGTATTGGTGAGACAGTCGTATCTACTGCAGTAATTATCTGGGGCACTTTGAAATCATTCAAATTCGAGGAAAACGGAACAATTACTACAATAATGGGACGAGGTTTCATTAACAAGCTTCTTCCGAAGAAGTAAAATACGGATAAGCAGGGACGCTGAGGAAACTTGGCGTCTTTGTTTTATTTTGTTTACACAATTATGTAGGAGTAGTATAATTAATTGGTACATTCAACTCTATGGGGGAATACGAAAGATGAAAGAAAAATTGTTATCAAAGAAAATACTACCAGTTCTACTATGTGTGATACTCATTGTAGGCTCCGTATGTTTCGGAACATTCGTAGCAAGTAAGCCTAATACCTATAAGAAAACAATAGCCGAGCTTAACGAAAAATCAGCAGACGTTGCTAAAATGTCAGTCGCTACATTGGGAATGTCTACTCTAATTGCAGCTGTTCCGGGAGACACAACTACTCCAATCGCTGATTATCTTGTAGATTTGAATTCATGGTTGCTGATAATCATGATGGTTTTGACGCTGGAAAAATATTTATTGACGATAATCGGAAAAGCTGTATTTTGGCTCATAATACCTATAGGATTAGCTTTGATTGGGATAAGTATTCCTCCCAAAAGTCAATCATTAAAGATAAGAGGTTTTAACATTCTATTGGCTGGGTTTTTAGTATGGGCGATTGTCCCTACCGGAATGATGATATCCAGAGATATTGAAAGAACGTACAGTTTTTCGATAAGCGATGTTGCCGACGAGACCGAGAATATTCAGAATAAAGCAGCGGAAATAGAGGAGAACGACGATTCTGAGGAGTCAGATGATAAAGAGGATGAAAACATCATAAGTGGATTTATTTCAAAAGCCAAGGATGCCGTTGAAGATGTCGTTATAAACCCTCTCGAGGAAAAGGTCGCTCAGGCCAAGAAAATGGTGAATGCCGTAGTCAACGCGATTATCGTTTTAGTTATAACATCTTGTGTGATTCCGTTGTTCACTTTAATTGCGTTCTTATTATTGATAAAAGTAACATTACATTTAGATCTACTCGGGGAGATAGATTCCGTGCGGTTAGCATTGGTTTCAGGACAAAAGAATACACTTAATAAAAACAAAATTAAACACAAAAAATCTTAAAGTTTACATAAGAGCTTATATCAAAATGGTATAGGCTCTTTTTTTTTTTAGTCGCTAAAATTACAAGCTCTTTAATGAAAAAATTGAAAGGAGAAATATCTATGAATAACGGGAAAATTGTAAAACACATACATTGGGGAGCGAATAACAGTTACCAAAATAATTATGTTATAGTTTTATGGAGTGATCATACGTGGGAACAGTTCAATCTTGGACCAGAGCCATATATCAAAGGTAAAACTATGAAACAGCATTATAATTTTGGTAAAGCAATATCCAGTAAAATGACCAAAAACCAATTAATAGAATATTTGAATCAAAAGAAAGCAGAGATTGAGTCCTAACAAGGGCTCTTTCTTTTTTTTTACGAGGAGAATATGAGATACCATTACGACAAGCCAGATCATTACACATCCATGTACGGGCGGACTTATATTTGTGATCATCCGGTATACAGTCACTGTACATTATATAAAATTGGAGAAAAGGGCCTGGCTGTTATTCAGCAGCGTTATATTCCGGAAACAAAGTCAACATATTGGACTGAAATCGATCCATGGCTGGTTGATGCTTTATATTTACATGAAGGTTTCAAAAAGTTCTTCGATGATCGTGCCGGAGAGTGTGAAGATGGATTATATCCTACCACCAGTATTAGGCAGATTATGTGGGCTTTAAAGATGAAGCCTTTAAAGAGAGAACGATGGGAAACATGCTTTGATCGGAGAAATATTTAGCGTAAATTACATTCTGTATTATGAAAGGAGTGATTATTTATGCGAGAATTGAATAAAAATGCGTGGGTATTTGAAATGACCGTTGATGAATCATGCAAAAATATCGATGATATCGAGGATATTATTAGACGATCTAATGGTACTATTATAGGATTAAGAGGTAGAAACCATGTAATAGAGTTTCTGATAGTTCTCGATTTATTGGCCATGGATGATTTGATTACAGATATGGTAGTGCGATATCCAGGCAGAACAAGATTCAGAAAAGCAAAAGCAATAAGCTTCAAATGAGGGTCCTAACAAGGGCTCTTTCTTTTCGCGCGAATCACAGGTGCTATTATGAAAAGACTAATTTTATGGAGGTGCATATTTATGAGCATTGTGACTAAAGTAGCAAAAATGAGACTTAATTATCACGCAACTATGTTGGACATTTGCAATGTTGCTAATCAATTAGGAATATTGAAAGATGAGAAAGCGGAAGAGGTGATGAAAAAGCACACATTTAAATGCTTTGACGCAATGGAACATATGGGATTGGATCCATATGGAGCAATGAAAGAAGAAGAGTCCTAACCGGGGCTCTTTCTTTTTCGCGTTAAAAACAGTTTCTCTAATGGAAAGATTACTAATTTCAAAGGAGGGATTACATTATGATATTATTTACAATTTTATTCATCATATTGGTGGTATTAGCAATACTGACAGTGCTCGGCGTAGCAGCGTTGGGTGCTGCCGGAATTGTAGTATTCGGCGATGTGATTGTATGTGTCGTGATTATAGCATTAATTATCCGACACTTTATTAAGAAAAGACAGTAATCATGAAGCGGGGTCAGCAATGACTCTTGCTTTTCGCGTAATCAACAGATGCTTTAATGAAACTAAAATCAAATTATGGAGGTATAACTATGGAAATTAAATTAAATCTTTTCGAAAGAGGACTTATGAAACTTGGAGATTTGCTTTTTGGCGCTAGCAGAAAGGTAAAGGAAATCGTTTATAAAAGGTACGATAAAGATCTACGTTATAGAAGCCGTAGCTATTGTCCTAGCAGTGGGGTTCTAGTTTTAAAGGAAATGCGAAGAAAGGAGTCCTAACAAGGGCTCTTTCTTTTTTTTCGCGTATCTTACAACTCCTATAATGAGAAAATTATATATTAAAGGAGGAATTTACTATGAAGAAATCATTAGAAGATTACAAAGAAATGGTTGTAAAACCGCAGTTTGATTGGATTAAAATCCATTGGAAAGGATAGATGTTGATTATGATAATTTCGGCATGTATACCATATATCGTATATTACGGCAATGATATCGTAAATTCTATTAAAACAAAATTCTCAAAGGAGGAAGAGGAAAATGAGTGATGTATTAATCGCAATTGTTGGAGGTATATTTATCTACCTGTTATTAAACAGAGATAAATAACTCAGCAAGAAAGAGGTGATCATTCATTGACCTCTTTCTTTTTTTTTCGCGAAATATACGCGGACTATTATGAAAGAATAAAACATTTAAATTTGCAGGAGGATCATTATGTCTGAAGAAATCAAAGAGTTAACTGACAAAGAACCACTATTCTATGGAGAGTGCGTACAGCAGGCGTAACCGGTACATATGGAGCTTGGTCTGTACAAAGAACGATCAACGTATACGCCGTTCCAACTGTACAGCTCAACGTAACTGATTCGACGGATTCTGAATTAACTACGCTTGAGTCTTTCCCATTTCGTATTAAAGCAGAAACCGCGCCGGACACACAGTCGGTGTTGAGTTATCATGTGTCAATTACGTCTACTCAGACTTACAGCACAAGCGATCGTACAGGCACTGAAACGGTAATCAGTAGAGGGCAGGAAGTATATTCATTATTTACTGATGGTCCGAAGAATCTACTCGTTGAATTGAATGCCGGAAATATCGATCTTGAGAACAATATCACTTATAAAGTGACTTGTACTGCCTCCTTTGATTCAGGGCTAACGGCAAGTGCGGAATCTGAATTTGATGTAGGGTGGACCGAACAAACTTACGGCATTAATGCTGAAATTGGATATGATTCAGATACATATTCTTGCTCCATAAGAGCATATTGTGCTGACGAAGAAAATAAGCTTATTCCTGGTGTCACGCTTGCTATCTACCGGCGTGATTATACCGGCGAATTAATCGAGATAGCCAGCGAATTGGATAACTCATCATACACATATGTGACCGACCCGCATCCGGCTCTTGATTATGGCAGATACCGGATAGTAGCAACTGAAGTGGCAACAGGCGCGGTAAGTTATTACGATGTTCCGCCATATCCAATAAAGGAGACATCCATAATCATACAGTGGGAGGAAACCTGGGATAATCTTGTAACGGAAGGTCTTAACGAAAGGGACATCGTCATGGAGCCATTATGGTCCGGATCACTCGTAAAACTTCCTTATAATATAGATGTTTCGGATAAAAACGGAGTTGACGTCAGTCTTGTCGAATACATAGGGCGAAAACGTCCCGTATCATACTATGGCACTCAGTTGGGTGAAACGTCCTCCTGGAAAACAGAAATCCCAAGAGGGGATATTGATACGTTGTATGCATTGCGTAGGCTGGCTGTCTACACTGGTGACGTTTATATCAGGGAACCGTCCGGAACCGGATACTGGGCAAATGTTGCGGTGACAATCAGTCAGACACACTGTGAAGTTAAGATACCTGTATCGTTTGATATAACAAGGGTAGAAGGAGGAATTTAACATGCCAGACTGGACCAAGTCTATGGAGCAGACTTTTGAGTATTACGTCGTAGACCCTGGGACCTGGTGTGATAAATCCCAGATAAAGGACATAATACAAAGCAGTATTGAATGGGATGCAGACGCTGATACACTTGGCTCTGCATCTTTTGACGTAGGTAGTGTGCTTGGTGAATGTTATGTTCGTACATACCTCATAACAATTCAAAATGGAATAAGAGAAAAGTTTCCAATGGGCACTTTCCTGATCCAGACCCCAAAATCATCTTTTGACGGTCGGTATCAGAAGGTGTCCATTGATGCTTATACGCCATTATTGGAATTAAAAGAGGGTATTCCTCCTCTAGGATATTCAATTCTGAAAAACGGTAATGTAATGAGCAATGCTTATAAGATCATAAGTGAAAATATGCGAGCACCTGTTATAAAAACTGCAAGTGATGATACACTCTACAACGATTTTGTAGCAAACACCAGTGATACCTGGTTAACCTTTACAAAAGATCTGTTATCAAATGCAAAATACAATCTAGGACTTGATGAAATAGGCCGTGTTCTTTTCCTTCCGGATCAGGATGCGGCTTCTTTACAACCCGTTTGGACTTACACCGATGATAACAGCTCAATTCTATATCCGGACATGAGTGTCGAGCATGATATTTACGGAATCCCGAATGTAGTAGAAGTCTATTATTCAGGAAGTCATGACAATTACTTTGCAAGAGTCGTTAATGATGATCCAAACAGTCCTACTTCAACAGTTAATCGTGGACGAGAAATTGTTCATAGAGAGACCGATCCGCAATTCTCAGGAGAACCAACAAACCGTCAGGTCAAGGATTACGCCACATCTTTATTATCCCAGCTTTCATCAGTTGAATACACAATTTCATATTCGCACGGATATTGTCCGGTTCGTCTGTATGATTGTGTAAGGCTGAATTACGAACGAGCTGGGTTAATGGACATTAAGGCAAAAGTCACAAGACAGTCGATTGAGTGCAAACCGGGATGTAAAGTGACTGAAACCGCAGTATTTACAACAAATTTATGGAGGTGATGTTCCATGGCGTTATCGAAAAATCTTATTTCCGATTTTGTGAAAGCCACGACCGATGATAAGAAAACTGCCGAGGAGACAACCCTCTACGGCACTATTGTCGAATACAATGGGAGTAAATACGTTCGTCTTGACGGATCGGACATGCTTACTCCTTATACGGCTACGGTGGCTGCTAAAGCTGGCGAAAGGGTTAGGGTTTCGGTTGGCAAACACTCTGCAACCGTAACCGGAAACGTATCCAGTCCAGCAGCTCGAACTGGTGATGTAGAAGAGCTTGGTCAGAAAGTGGACACGTTTGATGCTGTGGTTGCTAATAAGGCGACCATTAAGGATCTGGAAGTTGAGCGTGCTCGAGTGGATGATCTTGTTGCCGATAATGTTGTTATTAAAAACCAGCTTACTGCAGATTCTGCAGAAATCAAAGATCTCAAAGCAGATAATGTTGATATTAAAGGAAAACTAACCGCCAGAGATGCAGAAATTGAAAATCTGAAAGCAAATAAGATTGATGCGGAAGTTGTGTCGGCGAATTATGCTACAATCAAAAATCTTGAGGCTACTCAGGCGAGTGTGAAAGAACTCTCTGCCAACAAAGCGAATATCACAGATCTTACTGCAGCTACCGGTCGGATCGATAAGTTGGAATCAAAAGATATTGAAACCGATAAGCTCATTGCCGGTAAAGCAGATATCGCAGATCTTACTGCAGCTACCGGTCGTATTGATAATCTGGAATCAAAGAATATTGAGACAGATAATCTCGTTGCCAAAAAAGCAGATATTGATCTTGCAAATGTAAATAATGCATGGATCAATAAAGGTATTCTCAAAGATGGCTCCATTGGCTCAGCAGCAATCCATGAAGGCGCTGTAACGAACGCTAAGATTGCTGATGCGACGATTGAAGCAGCGAAGATCAAGTCTATCAACGCAGATTCTATTGTAGCCGGTACGATTAAGACAGAGCGCCTTATCATCGCCGGTCCGGATGGTCAGGACTCTATTGTCAAAGCAATCAACATCGCAAATGGCGTATCTGAGGCAGAAGTGAATGGTCAGAAGATCCAGGCTGCTTCTATAGATGTCGTTGACTTGTCTGCATTCCAGGCTAAGATTGCCCAGTTTGATATGAGTCAAAATGCCATCTATAGTGGCAAACTGGCTATTAATGATCCAACGAGCGGTGTGTATATTTCCACCACCGGGTTTGGGCTTGGCGACGGATCTCTTACAAGTAAGAAAGAATCGCCAATTCAGATGTATGCTGATGGTGCATTTAAACTTAAAGGCAAAAATTCATCGTTGGAATTCAATCCAGTGACGGATATGTTAGATATTAATGTCAGCAAATTCCGGATTGGTTCAAAAGAAGCAGCCACAGTAGATAACACAATCAAATCAACACTCGAACAATTTTATTTATCCACATCCCCAACATCCTTAGTTGGTGGTTCATGGAGTAATAATCAGCCCGCATGGACAGAAGGCAAGTATATTTGGAGACGAAATTTCGTAACCTACGGAGATGATCGTACTGAATTCACGCCTTCTGAAAACGGAGTATGTATAACCGGTAATACCGGAGCCCAGGGTGCTCGTGGTCCACAAGGTGCCGCCGGACCCAAAGGTGAAACTGGTGCTCAGGGACCGCAAGGTGAAACTGGAGCCAAAGGTGAAACTGGACCTCAGGGACCCAAAGGAGACAAAGGAGCTACCGGACCACAGGGACCAACTGGACCTAAAGGAGAGACAGGTGCTCAAGGACCACAGGGAAACACTGGATCTACTGGCCCTCAGGGCGTGAGCGTTACCGCCATTAAAGATCAGTGGTATAAATCAACATCAAATACTGCTCAGACCGGTGGTTCATGGTCCGATACTCAGCCCAACTGGGAGTCCGGAAAATATATCTGGACAAGATCACACATCACATTCAGCAATGGAAACACAACCACAACAAATCCCGTCTTGGCAAACGCAATCAATAACGCAAACGCCAACGCAAGTAATGCCGTATCTACAGCCAACACTGCAAATAATAAAGTCAACGATCTGAAAATCGGTGGAAGAAACTTACTACCAAGAACTGACATCAATCAGTACGGTTTGGGTTATGGTGTTGCATATATAGAAGGAAAAGTAGAAGTAGATAATACTTTGCAGTACAATAATAAACCCACGTTAAAAATTCAACCGACCAAATATAATTACGGTGGTTACTGTAACGAATATGGTGAGAAAGGTGTATCGTTACTCGCTGGAAAAACTTACACTTATAGTTGCATGATATATTCGTCAATCGAGGACTATTTTTCATCAGGTTCACTTGGCCATTTCCAAACAGCCTTGAAAGGTGGCTCAGAAGAAAGTACGCTTCACAATCGAACAATAATATATGAAGGAGATCGTATTCCAGCTAAGACGTGGACCAGAGTACATACGGTATTCACACCAACGAAGGATTGTCTATTTAGAAGTTTTTTCATATATTTCGACAGTCTTGATCAGGTTATACATATAGCCAATGTTCAGCTAGAAGAGGGAAATGTTGCCACAGACTGGACGCCAGCTCCAGAGGATGTGGACAGCAAAGTTTCCACTGCAAATATGAACGCTAGTAATGCTTTATCCACAGCCAATACAGCAAATGGCACGGCTAATACCGCGAACAACAAAATTGACAATCTGAAAGTTGGCGGAAGAAATCTTTGGAAAAAAACAAAAGAATATGATACTCTAAATGATACATTCTGGGTTGATAATAACGAAGGTCACCGAGTTCATGTAGATGTCCCGCATACTACAGTGAACGGATTTGGTGTTCAACGAATAGCTAATGCATGGGTCGATGCTAGCCAAAGAGTTACTATTAAACCCAACACGTATTATACGTTGTCTGCTTACATAAAATGGGAAGATTCCACGAAAACAAGCACCCTTCGTTTCTATGATAATGCTTCTCCACAGACAGGCAGCATACTAAACTCTCAAGTAGGCACTACCGATTACAAAAGAGTTTCAGTAACTTTCAATAGCGGAAACGCAACGATATCCACATGTCGATTTGAATGCGATACGGATACGGCCTTTTTAATATACGGATTGAAACTTGAAGAAGGTAACATTGCTACGGATTGGTCTCCAGCTCCAGAAGATGCTGAGAGTATGATTGGTAATATAAAAATCGGTGGAAGAAACTTAATTCCCGTAGGGATGATCAAAAACTGTAATGGATTATCAACATTTTCTTATGATAAAACATCAAACACCTGGACTTGTGTGGCTCCGATTGGTTCCAATTCATGGGGTCGAGGAATTTATTTCGATACTGGCGTGAAGAAAATCTACATTCCACGAGGATACACATATATAATCAGTCTGGAAGTAAATCCTGAAGTTGCCTGCATTTGGAACTCTGATATAAATAACGGTTTCGACGGAATGCCGAGTGGGACCGGTAATGACAATGATAATGTGTCCTTGCGTAAATCTTCAGATCATTCGTTGGTAGCCAATAAATGGCAAAGAGTATGGTTCTCGTACACGCCCAGAACAGATGTTTCATATGATATATTTGACGCTTCATCGAACTGGGGTATCATTACTACAGACGCAAAATCTCCGATTAAATTCAAGATCCGAAATGTGAAAGGCGAGTTCGGAACCGTTCCGACAGACTGGACACCTGCGCCTGAAGACGTGGATAATAAAATCGACACGGCCCAGAAATCAGCAGATAATGCCAATTCTTCAGTAAATGCTTTAAATAAGATTGCGACAAAGAGTTATTCTTTTGGCGGGGCAAACGGCAAAGCGCAATGGGTTCGACTTGGAACACTCACATCCGCTGGCGATGCTTCAGTTGTCGTTATTACTCTTCAGACCGGAAACGGTTTCAACGGGACAGAAAGCCAAAATTCTCAAGCCGAGATCGTCATAAAAGATGGGTGGCAGGACAAAGCAAGTACGACGGCGGCATTTGGAGCAAGCGTTACACGACAGAACACTAAAGATCTTCTGGTTAGTGTACGAGCAACTGCATCGAATGTGTGTGAAGTTTGGACATATCTTCCATGGCTATACTGGAATGGAAATTACACCATATCTGGTATTTACAGCGGATGGAATCCAAATTTTACAAAACAAGACACAAAGCCAACGAATGGTGTTGAGCAGTCACTGGCATATCGAACTACGGCAGAAGATGCTTACACGTTAGCCTCTGGTCTGAAAAAAGACGTGGATATAAGTTCTGAATTTGTGAAAACATACAACGATTGGGCGTTTAAATGGAAAACAGCCACAATGGTTGACGGTGCCGAAGTTGGAACTTATCAGAAGTATATCACTCTCGAAAGCGGCAATATTTTACTTGGTCATTCCAATTCCAAAAACAAATTGAAGATCACCAATGATTCCATCCAGTTCAAAGGCACCAGCGACACCGCCATAAAACCAGATTCCGACGCAACTGCCTGGATTACAGGAAAGGTATTCCATATCAATTCCGGAGAGATTGAGAGCAGCTTGAAGTTTGGAGATGTATATTTAACACCATCAAGCAGTGGTATAACGTTTTCCGGTTACGCGGATGGTAAATTACCTTATTTATCGATTAATGGCGATATTATACGTATGGGTAGTATTATGGCTGGATTAGCGTTGACTACGGATTCTCTTAAAATATTCGGCACTCATTCGGACGGGGAACCGAGTTTCTTTGAAGTACATGCTGGCTTGGCTAATACCCCATATATGATTTTTGGTGGGAATAATACGGCAAAAACACCTGGAAAATATTCGGTGGCTATAGGCGGACCATATCATAATATAAGTGGAAATATGTCGATGGCCGTCGGGAGTAATTCCACTATTACTGGAGCAAATGCTGTCACTATTGGTACAGGTTTGGAAAGTAATATCGGTAATCAGTTGGTTATAGGTACTTATAACTCTTCGGGAAGTTATCCTTTTATCATAGGAACTGGAACTGCTAGCAATAAGCGTTCAAACGCTCTTACTGTAGACTGGGGCGGTAATATCACGGCTCCAAAGCTCACGTCTCCTGGAGCACTCAGATTGGGATTCAATGGTGGCGAATTCCAGCCATACTACACAAAGGGCGATTCCTCATCATCTAGAGTATGGCTAATGGGATATACATCATCTGGTATGAAGGAAGTGCTATTTTTCATGCCATTCTCAAGACCAATTACGCACGCAAGCGGCGTGAGTGTATCAAGTATCGACGGTCTTATCATACGTCAGAACAATAAATATCTGTATGGCAGTACGGCGACAGTATATGTGAAACCATCATCATATACTTCAGACATTGTGGGTGGAGGCCATGGCGTAAACATCCGGGCCAAAATGCCGAACACCACTAATGTCACAAATAACACAGCGTGTTCTATCACGGCAAGTATAAAAATCACATTCAGCTAAAGGAGAATCGAAATGGCATTAAAAAAGAAGGTAATCCAGGATGATGGTGTAATTACCGAATATCATCGTATTTTATACGTTCAGTCAACAGTAAACAGTCATTGCTCTGTTGCTGTGATTTCCTTGGTTTCGGAAGAGATCAGGGATAAACAGCTCGCGGGAGAAATTCGGCAGCCTTATCAGAAAATTGTCACTTATGAGACAACTGAATACGATGACTTAACTATCGAAAAAGCTTACGAATATCTCAAAACTCTTCCGGAATTCGAAGGAGCTGAGGATATTCTCGAAGAAAAGCATAATTTATCATAAGGAGGATTCAAAATGGATTTTACAACATTAACTGAACATTTCGTACTCGTAGTATTAGTCGCTTGTCTGGTGGTAGGTTATATCATCAAACATGCGACTTTTTTAAACAAGATTCCCAATACGGATATTCCATGCATCCTTGCGGTGATTGGAGCCGTACTGAACGGAGTCGTTAGTGGATTCTCTGTCGAATCCATCGTGTATGGAGCCGTCATGGGCTTAGCCTCTACGGGACTGCATCAGGCATTCACCCAGTTTATTGAAGGAAAGAATAATATCAGCACTGAGGAGGACGACACCGATGGGGTTCACGATCACCAGTGATCAGATTATGTGGTTCTGCACGATCGTAGGCGGAATCTGGGGTATCTTGAAGATCATTAAAGAGCTTCGAAAACCCAACGAAGATATGAAAGCTGAGGTACAGAAACACACCGAGCTTTTAGACAAAGACAACAGACGAATGAAGCAGTGTGAGGATGCGAACCAGATGATCCTCAAGTGTTTGCTTGTGATAATCAATCATGAGATAACCGGGAACGGAATCGAGAAAATGAAAGAGACCAGAGATAAGCTTCAGGACTTTTTAGTCGATAATTAAGTAGAATAGTGGCCCGTAGGAGTAACGCTTAACCTGTTTTAGGTTATTCATACGTTACTCCTACATTTGCCATTAGAAACCCTTGAGTTTACTGGATACACCACAATTGGTAGCCGCTAAGTCACTCATCGATAAGTCCTCCAGCAAATTTTATTTACACTTCATCATATGGCAGGAGTCCGTCCACAGTTACAAAAAAGTTGACAGTGTTTATTCATTACGATATAATAAACGAAATGTAACATTTTTGTAATTTTTGAGACAAACTAGCTTTTATATCTAAAACAGGAAATGGGGAAAATTATGAAGAGTTTCAGAACCAAAAAATGGCTGAAGGGTCTGATGCTTGCCATGCTGCTGATCGTGGGAAGCACAGTCTTTTCTGCTTCTGCAAAAGAGGTACAGGCTGCCACTGCAGGCTTTAAAACTATCGATGGAAAAACATACTACATAAAAAGTGATGGGAGCAAGCAAAAAGGCTGGCTGACCCTGGGCGGATACAAGTACTACTTTAACACAAAGACTGGAGTACAGGTAAAGGGCTGGATGAAGGTCAATGGCAAATATACTTACTATTTTACAAAAGGCAAGGGGGTTATGGCAACCGGCTGGATGACAGATTCCAAAGGCCATAAACGCTATTTCAACCCCAAAACAGGTAAGCTTACCACAGGCTGGGTAAACTGCAGCAAGGGAAGGAAACGTTATTTCACAAAAGGCGGAGGCATTATGGCAACCGGCTGGCTCACCAACAGCAAAGGGCAGAAACGTTATTTTTACAAAACTTCCGGTTATATGGCAACCAAATGGGTAAAAAACAAATCCAAAAATATCAGCTACTATTTTGCCACCAGTACCGGTTATATGTATACTGGTCTGAAGACGATCGATCAGAAGAACTATTATTTTAAATCCAACGGTGTCATGGCAGTAAGTACCTCCGTGACAGTGAATGGAATTACATACTCCATCGCAGCAAACGGAGTGGCCACTGCGAAGACTACCAAACCTAATGTAAATGTCGGAAACGGAAATGTTGAAATTTATGATACCAGAAACAGCAGATATTACACCATGGTCAAGGAATATAAGAGTCATCCCGGAATTGCAAACGGAAAGACCTCAGATGAAGCACTTCTGGCCGCGCTTTGCGAATCAGAAGCAGGCGATCAGGGCAAGATCGGAATGGAAGCAGTAGCACTTTGTGTTCTGAATCGTACGATCAAATCAGACAAGGAATTTCCATCTACGATACGAGGTGTGATCTATGAGAATATCGGAAGCAGCACAACCCCACAGTATTCTGTAGTGCGGAACGGGGCTCTTCTCAAACGTCTCAATGGTCAGTTTGAAAACCGTACTCTTGCTTATCAGGCTGCAAGAGAAGCAATGACTATTTTCAATAAACATGTCACTTCCGGCAAAGCCAGAACACTCAGAGGATTTAAACAGAAAGATTTTAATTATATGTATTTCATGATGACCAGCTATTTCTGGAACCAGAATCTGAATTTCAGCAAAGTGAAATATGAAATTTATAAAGGCCATACATTTTTTGTAGACTGGGTATAA